CCGCGACGCCTACCCCGACGCCGAATACAAGGTCGGGACGCATCAGTGGCAGTTTGCGAATGGCGCGACCTTGAAGCTGCGCCACCTGGAAAACGACGCCGACGCCGAGCATTTTCAAGGGCAGCAGTATAGTTGGATCGGCTGGGATGAGCTGACGAGTTGGACCGACATGAAGGCTTACCACAAGCTGAAGGCGTGCTTGCGGACGGGTTCTGCGACGATACCCAATAAGCGCATCCGGTCGTCGGGCAACCCTGGCGGTGCCAACCACGGCAACATCAAGAAGTACTTCGTCGATGCGGGGCCGGAGTCGTCGATCATTGAAGGCGACGATGGCATGAAGCGGATGTATATCCGCAGCCTCGTCACCGACAACAAGATCTTGCTGGAGCGCGACCCAGGCTATATCAAGCGCCTGGAGGGCGTGGGCGACGAGGCGCTGGTTAGCGCGTGGCTGAAGGGCGATTGGAATGCTTTTGTCGGTCAATACTTCACCAACTGGGACTCAAAAAAGATCGCGGTACCCAGCTTTGAGATACCGGACCACTGGCCTCTTTTTGGTGGATTAGACTATGGAGAAAGCTCACCTAGTTGCTATTCGCTGTATAGCGTTGACTACGACTCCAACGTCTACAGAATCGTAGAGTACTATCAGGGCAACGCGACGGCGTCGCAGCACGCCAACCGCATTGCCCAGATGATCGAGAGTTGCCCGTTCACCGGCGGTAGGTATCCGCAGGCGACGTATGCCGACCCAAGTATGTTTGTAAAAAGGCGCTTGAGTGAGGTGATCAACCATTCACCGGCCGATGTCTTCGCTGACCACGGCATCTTTCTGACGCGTGCCAACAACGACCGCGTCACCGGATGGCGCGTCTTGAACGACGCGTTGATCAAGGAACGGTTTTATTGCTTTAACGGGTGGAACGACGCGCTGATGCGGACGATGCCGACGCTGCCGCGCAGCAGCAAGAACCCCGAAGACCTCGATACGACGGCCGAGGATCACGCCGCCGACGAGTTGCGCTACGCCATGATGCACGTTTACAAGCCGCACCAACAGAAAGAGCCGGAACCCTACGAAGGCACCGGCCAGGAGATGATCGACGAGTTAGCTACCCAGACCGGCCGCCGCAGTGGCCGCTACGCCAACGCTTAACACGACCGTTTTTACGGCATACGATACGAGCAAATTATGAAAGGTTTTAACGGTACGCCCCACTCGACGAAGACCAAACCCAAGTCCAATAAGACCCGCGTCACCCCCCGTCCGGCCGGTGCCGACAACCTTAAAGCCGGTAAGAGCAAGAAGTAATGCCCAAGGTCGGTAAAACGCACTTTTCATATACCCCGTCCGGATACGCAGCCGCTAAGAAGGTTAGTAAGGCGACGGGTAAGAAAATAACGAACACCAAGAAGCGTACACCAAAAAAGAAGTAGGGGTTTCGTGAAGCAAGCCCAGATTGATTTTTGGCAGGGGTCGATAGAAAACGGCCGTAAGTACATGCGCGACCGCCACAAGACGTGGCGTCGTCTGCTGAAGACGTACGACCTTGACTTCGACGTGCCAGGGTTAGGCGACGACAAGATCGTCAAGATCTCGCGTATGTACCCCCTCGCACGCCAGATCATCGCCTCGGTGAGCTTTAACTACCCCCACGTATACTTCAAGGTGGACGAGCCGCAGCGCGAGTTTGCTTCCGAGATCTTAGAGCGCGTCGCTAATGCGGCGCTGGAGCAGATGGATGCTAAGTCCGAGGTGCAGCAGTGCATCTTCGACGCCCTTTTCTGTAGTGTAGGGTGGCTCAAGTTTGGCTATAACCCGCCGGGCGACAAAGACATTGAAGCGCCCTACGTCGTCAACGACTCTATGGAGAACGACTTTCCATACTGTCAGCGCATCTCGCCGTTCAATATATACCTCGACCCCTTAACGCCCCCCCACAAACTCTCTCACGCCCGTTTCATCATCGAGAAAATGCTGGTGCCGCTGGAGTTTGTTAAGGAAGACGACCGTTTCGTCAACCGACGCCAGATACAACCGATGTCGGAAGACGCTGCTGGCGAGGGCATGATGTACGACTTTGAGGACGCCGCCCACTCCGACGAGGCCGACGCCGTCACCGCCTCCAAGGAGCGCGGTAAGATGGTCTGCTTGTATGAGGTCCACGACCGCATCCACAAAAAGCGCATCACCTTTGCTGACGGCGTCAAAGAGCCGATAGAAGAAGTCGACCACCCGATGCTGGCGATGGAGGCGGCGACGCAACCCGACCCCTTCACCGGCGAGCCGATGATGACGGGTGAGTTTGAGCCGTCCGGCGGGTACCTCGTCGACGGCGGCTTTCCGTACTATGCGATGAAGTTCGACCAGACCGAGCATAGTTTTTTCGGTCAACCGCCGATGGCGTATGTCGAGGACACGCAAAGCCTTATCGTCGAGTCGGTGTCGAGACGGGCCGACCTGCTGAAGCGTTTTCAGCGCATCGTCCTCGCCAGCCGCCGTGAGCGCGAAGCCAACCAAGACTTAGGCGACACGCTGGAGGAAGGACGCGACGGCGAGATCATATGGGTGGAAGACCCCGCCACGGCAATGAGGGGCGTGGACTTTGGCTCGATACCGCCCGACCAGATCGGCCTGGAGAATACGGCGGCCGCCTACGAGGAGCAAAGCCTCAACGTCAGTCAGATGGCGATGGGCGGCGGCCCCAAGGTCACCGCGACCCAAGCGTCGCTGCAAGCGTCCTTCTCGCAAGTCAACCGCGAGTGGATGCAATTGCGCGTAGCCGACTGCTACAGGACCATCGTCCGCAACTCGCTGCGGATGATGGCTGACCCGCGCTATACCCCCGAAAGCTTTCTGATCAACGTCGCCCAGAACGAGGCCGACCCCGTCTTTGAGGCGGTCGACGCCAACCTGCTGCGCGTGCGCTTCAAGGTCGAGATACAGGCCGGTTCGATGCAACCGCTGACGGAGCAACTGGAGCGCGAGGATGCGCTGCAACTGTTTAACTTCACGATTGGGCTGCCTGAGATCAACCGCATGGAAGCGATAAAAGGCTTACTGAAAGCGTTTCGCGTCCAAGACCCCGACAAGTACCTGGGCCAGGCGCAAAACGCCGACGCCATCAAGGCCGCTAACCTCGAAAACATCGCCTACCTCCTCGCCGGCGGCGATCCAGGCGTCACGCCGGAGGAAGATCACCAGATCCACCTCCAGACCCATCAGACCATACAGCAGTTGCCGCAGTTCCAACAACTCTTACCGGCGCAGCAGCAGCAGGTCATGCAAGTCGCCCAGGCCCATATGGGGCAGCACCAGCAGTATCTCGAACAGATGGCAGGCGGCGGCGCACCGCAAGCCGCCGGTGCCGATGGCGGCCAAGCCAGCGAAGGCGCTGGCGGGATCGTCAGCCTCGTACGGTCGCAGGCGCAAGAGATGAGCCAGGCCGTGCAACGCGCACCAGGACAAGGCTAACCCATGATATTTCACGACTTTGAGTGCGACAGCTGCGGTAACAACATGACCGACGTGGCATTCTCCACCCATAAGACGATCAAGCGCGAGATCGCCTGCGCCGAGTGCGGCGAGGCCGCTACGATGCGCTTTCGCAAGAACAACCTTATACACCACGACCACTCGTCGATGTACGGCCAGTACCACGCCGGTTTCGGCGAGGTCGTAAGAAGCTACTCGCACAAACAAGAACTGATGAAAAAGTACAACGTGGTCGAGTCGTCCGACGCTGTCGGCGGCTCACGCAACCACCTCACCTCCGACGTAACTAACCCTGCTCCACGCAGCAGCGAACCGATCTATTGGGGCGACACCCCCGATGGGGCGATAGCGGCTGCCGAGCAGGCCACAAAGGAGAAATAACAGGATGTCCGAAGGAATACTGGACTTGGACTCCGGCAGCGACGACGCGGCACCCGACACTGGCGCTTCCGAGGAGTCGACGAACACCGTCGAACTCTTTGAAGACACCCAGGATGCGGCCCCGTCTGATGAAGCTGGACACTCCGACAGCGAGACATCGGATTTCGATCCGGCACAGACCGATTGGCTTCGCGCCGATCTGGACTCCGTGCCGCAGCAGTACCAACCGCTGGTGCCGCTGGCGAAAAACCTACAAGCGCAATTTACCCGTACGCAGCAAGACCTTGCAGACCAGCGCAACCAGCTTGCGACAGAACGCAACGAGTGGGCCGGACGCATACAGCAGATGGCTTCGCCCCCCCCGCCACCCAACCCCATCGACCAGATGAGGGCGAACGTGTCGGAAGACGAGCAGCGCGGCATCGACGCCGTGCAGCAGATCGTCCAACACCAGGTCGGCGGCCACATCAATGGACTGACCCAGCAGGTGCAAGCCTTGCAGGGGCAGTTGCAGCACGCCAACCAGTATGTCCAGCACCAGCAGACGGCGTATGTCGATCAGCAGGTGCAGGAGGCGCGAGGGGTATACGGTGCGGATCTGGACGCTTACACCGACCAGATCGTCGCTACGACAAAGATCGCCAACCCCAACACGGGGCAGGCGTATACTGTCAAGGAAGCGTATGAGTTGCACGCAGGCGTAACGGCGCAAAACGCCGCCAACGTCCGGCAGCAGAATACGCAGACCAAGCGCAACAGCAAGAATGCAGTGCGCTCGACCCAAGGGGTTGACGCCAGCGAGGAAGGCGGTCCGTTGTCCGACAACGATGTGTTGTCGGGTCTAGCCAACCTTGGATTTGAGTAATGGCCCATACAAAGCGTTTAAACGGGCTGTATATTGCTTGAGGCAATGTACTAAGTAAAGGACTTAACTTATTATGGCAGCTACATCTACCACCGAAACCTGGGATGCCGCATGGACTTTGACCATGCG